TAAATAAAAATCACCATATTTACACATCTGGCGAGTCCAAGGCCAAAGGTTAAATTCAATATTTAAAATATCGTAGAATAAGTTATAAAGTACTTTTTGTACTTTTTCATTAGATGAGCGAATTTGTAAAATTTCACCCGCTTCATTTTTTAATGTAGTTTCATCAGACACAATATCAAGAGCAGAAGCGATAATAGATTCTGAATCCATTGCTTCATAGTCATTGTACAACTGTGTTCTTAATGTCTGATAATTAATAGCAGGATTGAACATAGCAGACATGCTAGTTCTATGTAGACGCGTAAAACGGTCTACTAAGCTATTTGTTTGTGCACTTCCATAGGCTTGAGTACGGTCTGTGTCTACCACTTTTAATTGTCCACCACCAACGTTTCTTATTACAACGTCAGTTGAAAACAATCGTCTTAGCCTTGAAAATAAATCTGTATTAGCCATTTTTTTATTTTAGTATGTATATCAATAAATATTTTAACCAAGTAACCATCGCGTATCTTCTGCATTTCCATGGACATCGTTTATTTGATATGGATTACCACCAGGTATCCATTGTCCACCTCCATACATCTCTCCACCAGTCTTTTTAAAGTTTAATAAACTAGCGGAAGCCAAGTCGCGACCCATTTGAGCAAAACGTGATGCAGTATCACGAATAAACAATCCCATTGATAATGCTAACACCAAATCATCGTTATACCCGTTTTGCGCTTGTCCTTTACCATGCATCCATATGAATACTCTTAATTCTTCAAGTAAACGTTTTGAATAGAATGTATAAGACTTGTCTCGAAGGTACGACTCCATTTTTGAGATAACAAGTGGTCTTGTCTTTGCTGAAGTAGTGAATCCGGGAACGGTTTGCCCCGAATCCATCTTGGATAAATATTTCTCAGCATTTAATTCACCATATGAGCGAGGTGAATAGTATAAATTAGCGTATTCTCTGTCTAGTATAGTATTTACAACATCCCAACCGATATTAGCATTTTCCACCACTAAAAGCGCATTATTATATTCTGTAGCTACCGACACTAACATGTTTCCATATTCACGTGTGCCGATTAGTGATTTAAACTCAGCCACCTGTGTACATGACTCAAGATCAATAACTTGGAATGATGAATAATCACTTCCGTCGCCACGGGCAACGTCCGCAGATACAATATAATTTTTATTATAATCTGGATATTGCCATATCCAAAAATCACCTCCCATGAATCGACGTTCAACAGGATCCATAATAAATCCTTCGTAATATGCTAAGGTTTCAGGATCAACTACTGTAGCTCCTGATCCTAAAAAGTCACAATCATATTCCTGCGCAAAGTCTCTTGCAGTCATATTTTCTCTTTCATTCAATAACCAAGTATCATTTCTATCAGGATGAACATCCCATTTTAATTGAATAGGTTTAAAGCTATTTTTCCCTAATTCTGCCTCAACCCAAGTTTTATGAAACCAATTACCAACACCATTTGGAGAAGATAATGCTACACAACCACCACCTGTTGAGATAGTAGGTTTAACTGCGGTATATATCTTATCAATACCTTCAATGAAGGCAGCTTCATCCATAATCAACCAAGATACAGCAAATGAACGACCAGCATCACTTGATGCTGATGTTGCTTTAATAAAAGATCCGTTTGCTAATTTTAGTGATGTTTGGTTTTTTGCTTCTGGTTTAGCTCCTTTTAACCATGAAGGTAAGTTGTTAAACATGAATTGAACCTTTTCAACCATGTTTTGTGCTGTTAATTGCTTAGTAGCAATACATAATATTGCTTTATCTTTATGAAATAACATTAACCATAAAGCATACCCAGCACATAAAGTAGAGACACCTAACTGACGAGATTTGTTAATAATGTTATAATCGTTGTTTCTAAAGGAATGCAATACTGCTTCCTGGAATGGATATAGATGGAATAATATTCTACCCTTTATTGGGTGGGTAATAAAACAATATTTTCTAAAGAAATGAACAGGATCACTCGCACATTTCACATATTCCTGTTTAATTATATCCTTTATATTTTGTTCACTCATACACTAACTGTTGTATATAAATATATAAAGAAAACCCGACCTTACGGGGTCGGGTTAGAGAGCTATAATACGGAGACTATAGCGGGGCATGTTTTCGCATTGGTCTAAGAATGCTTAACGGAGTGAATACCTAAGGCAGCACTACTATTTTGCTAACATTAAGTAAGCTAATCCACCAATAACGATATAGCTTCCTATACGTTGAAATTTAGATTTAACTTTTAACTTATTGTATTGTATTTCTAATTTACCATATTGATCTTCCCAACCTTGAATTTGATTATATTGGTTGACCATGATGTTTTTGTAGTTAATTTCTTTATTAACATATTTGCTAATGACAGTATCTTTTAATGATACTTTAGTTTCTAAAGTTGCTATTGAACTATCCTTTAATACTATAATTTGTTTAGCACCATCTAATTCAACTAAATCCTTAGCAGCGCTAACCAATACTGGTTGTGCTACTGGTAATGGGTTAGATACTGTATCTGTTGGATAGCGTTTGTAAAATGAACTTACTAATTCTTGTTCATTATAAGAATCGATGTTGTTTTTTTCGATTTCAATTGTTTCAACAATCTTAATCACTTTTGTTTTTTGATGTGCTAGTTTATCAGATAATACAGCATCAACTTCATTTAATGAATCAATAACAGCATCGTCTTTAGCAATTTGATTATTCAATGAATCGTTTACTTTATTTAAACTATCCATTTTAATTAGGAATGATTTTTGATCAACTCCATTACCACATTTTTCGAATAATACACTACCTATTAATACAGTTACTACTGCAAATATAATGATTGGTAATGCTTTTTTTAGTTTTAATAACATATTTTTATTTTTTTATTCCAGCGTAATATTGTAATCTACTTTTAAATGCTTCGTCGATTGGTTCTTCCTCTGTTGTTGGATTTTCAATTTCTGGTTCCTCTGTTGGTTTAGTTTTAGCTAATTTAGGATGTTCAGTTTCAATTTTAGCAATTCTATCATCTAATGATGTTTTTAAAGCACGTAAACGTGTTAATTCATCTGATGGTCTATCATTAATGTCACCTGCTGTTCCTTTAGCGCGTTTTAATTTTAATATATTGCTTTTAGTTGCGGCTAAACGGCGTTCTAATTCTCTATGTTGTAACCAAGCTTCATAATCAACATCAGAAGCACTAACTTTATCAGATGTTGCTTTTTCAAAGTCGGTCATTTCTGGTTCTTCATCTTCACCTGATGCTTTTGCAGCAGCAAATGATGCATCAACTTCTTCATCAGACATTTCTTCTTTTCCTGAAATACCTAATGCGTCTAATTCTGCTTGTGAGAATCCACCAGCACCACCTGCTGTTGTTTCTTCCCCACTATCTGTAGTTGTAGTTGGTCTTGTTGTTGGGCGTTGTGCAATTTGTTCTTCTGAAGGAACAATAATTCCTGCATCAACTAATTCCATAAAGTCTTTGTTGATTGGATTTTGTTTATCATATCCCATTTCACCAGCTACATTCATTTTTGATACAGCAGACCCTGCAGCTTTAATAGCAGCAGCGATTTTTGCTTTCTTACCTGTCATAGCAGTAATTTGCTCGTCAGTAACATCATCAGCTAACTGATAACGAATACCTACGTTTGCCATTTCATCTAATTCTGTTGAAGATAGACCTGGTTTGGATAATTTAGCAAGTTTTATTTGAGCGGCTTGTATATTTTTATTAACGGCATTTACTTCAGCATCCTTTCCTGGTTTGTCCACTGGGGCAACTTGTTGAGAAGTTAATTCTTGTTTTTTCTTATTAAGTGCTGCTATTTTAGTTTTTTCAGCATTCATTGCAGCAGTTTGAGCGTTTTTATCTTCGGCAGCACCTTCATCAATTACTTCTAATAGGGCTTCACGGATAATATCTTGCAGTTCTGATTTTTTCATGGTATCTTTGTTCATATTGTATGTATAAATATTATAAATTTTGTAAAATTGTAGCGATACGCTCCTCAGTTGTACCCTCTACTGTAATTAGTCGTTGAGGCGGAAATTCAGCTAAAGACATTTTAATAACCTCATCAATTTTACGTCTATAATGTAAATCAGTTTCTCTAACATTATTATCCTCCATACCAACACCACGAGGATCAACATAAATAACTAAATCATATTGATTACGAAACATCATAGCTGCTTCAACAAATGTACGTTTATCAAATTCATTAATTGATTTAGCACCCAATGTAAATGCACAAACATCCCATATTGTTCTGTCTGTAATAATATTTGGATATAATAATTCAGTAGCACGTTCAGCTAAAAATACAAACTGACCATTTAATGTAGAATCTGTATTTAATGGAATACCTAAATCACGTAGATATTTACTACGCTCAGTATACACACTATAATCTTTAAGCTGATCTAATTCACCTAATGCTTTAGCTAATGTAGTTTTGCCTACACTCATCGTACCTGTTAATCCTATTCTCATTTATTTCTTTCGTTTATTTTTTTCATTTGACGAGCATTACGCTTATCATCTCTAGATTGCTTAGCTTTTTTATTCCAATTTTTTTGCTTATCAGCACCATCCTTATATTTAATCTCTACAGAAATAGGTCCTCTAGAAAATTTATCCAAATCGAATGTCCACGTTTCCGTAGTACTCTCGTCCTCATACGTTTTAGTATATTTACGTGGTTTTTCTTCTTGTACTATTTCTTTAGGTCTACCTCTTCTTTCTTCCATATAATAAAGATATGATTTTTACTCTGCTTAAACCCTAGCACCTGATGCTTTACCAGCTGCTGTTTTGTAGAATGGCTGACCATTAACGTCTTTCTTTCTATCTTCCCATTGATCTTTGGTATATTTAAAACCAAATAACCAATACTCAGCGGCACGTTTATTTCCTTGAGGAATATAGGCCGGTCCGTCCCAGTTATGCATTTTATTTACTCCATCTACTTCTATAGAATAGACTAAAGAATTATCTTTTGTTCTAATTCGAATTGTTTCTGACATTTTATTTTATTAAGTTTTCTGCAATATAAATTCCGTGTGCTCCTGATACTGTAATACCACGAGCGCTCAATGCGTCACCTGCAAAGTGTACATTTGGAAATTCGTTTAATGATAAGTCTGTATAATTAACTAGTGGTTCAGGTGATAAGTACTTTACTTCAGGAATATACATTCCCCAATCATCACCAAAGTTAAATACACTATTCATATTATCAATAAAATTTAAAATATAATCTGCATATTCACCTAATGCATCTTTAAATTTATCTAAAACATTTCCATCACCTATACCTGCTTTAACACGTTCACCTTCAGAGGTTAATGAAGGACCTCTATGACTATATGTAATTCCATCTTTATTTACATATGATGGAGAATAATACATCCCCATTCTACGTTCTTCACCTCCAATTTCAGTAAAGTTACATTTAGCTACTACATCTCTACTCCAAGCAAATGGATCTTCAATACCCTTAATTTCCATTAATATACCAAAGTTAGTCATATCATTTCTAAATTCCTCACCTTTCTTAGCGTGGCCATTGTAACTTACATCTCCATAGGTTTCTTCGACAGCGACATAAGCTGCATTGTTATTAGTACAAAACGAGCGTATAGATACGTTATCAAATTTCTGGTATAATTTAAAGTCGTACGATACATCGATTAGTTTTTGAAAATATTTTTGTGGTGCTTCAAATCTTACTCCTATTTGTACTGATTTTGCTTCAGTAGCTAGTTTATAGTCATCTGATAGTTGTTGAGCAAAGTCAATGCCTGATTTGCCTACAGCAAATATAAGAGTGTCATATTGACCTATAATAGTATCTGTGTCATCTCCATTTGTTTCAATATATTCAAAATGATTTGTTTTAAAGTCAATTGATACTACCTCTACATTCCAACTAAATTTAACACCTTTATCTAACAAATACTGATACCATGTTTTAGCAATCTCATGTAAATAGTTTGAACCAATGTGCCATACAGGGAACATTCTTAAACCAAAATATGGTTTAATAAATTCAGGTTCTTCCTGAGGATCAGACATGAATATTTCGTCTGGTTTAGGATGAAAACGAGTAAAGTTATCTACTACTTGTTTCATTAATTCCATTGCTTTTTCTTCACCACAATATTTGGCTAATTGTCCACCAATAGCAGTATGGTAAGTTAATTTACCATCACTCCAACCACCAGCACCTAACATACCAGTCATTACCTCTTCAGGTAAACGATTAATTGGGTCATTACCCTTGTCTATAATTGTGATTAGACTACCATCATAGCCATTATCTACTAATTTGGTTGCAGCATTAATACCTGCAACGCCTGCTCCAATAATTACAATTTTTTTCATATCTATAAATTTAAGTTATTATTTTGACATTTCCAAATGTAAGGTGGCCCACCTTTGAGGGTGCGCCACAGCTGCATTAATATTTTCGATGCGACAGGCTATGAATCTGTCTATAAATTAAAAATCAAACATTTTTAAATTTCCTTGTTTATCGTATCCAACATTTTCAAATGAAAAATCAATTCTTAATCCTATTTTTGAATTTACTAATTCAATAAACTTTACCCAATTTTTAAAAGTATTAAACAAATCGGGATAGGGTTTAAGTATATTTAAAATTAATTTAATATCACTAGTGTTGCCTTTTAATATTCCTGTTCTAGCTATATTAATAGGATCTATTATACCAGAAGATTCATATATTCCTTCAAATGTAGGTGGTTTAATCCAACCTGCGTCTTCAGCATAAAATAACTTTTTATCTTTATTATTTTGATCAATAAAAATTTTAGTCATTTCTTTTACTTCTTCTACTATTTTTTTAGCATTTACTTTTTCAAGAACTAAATAATGTTTTTCAGGATTATTTTTATACACTTTAACAAATACATCAGGATTATTATTCATAATAGATATATTATCATCCCATGAACGATCATTCATACCAAATGTATCTCCTTTTTGATACTTAATTACTTTATCAGACTGTTTATTAAAATTATAAACATTCGCTTCACCACCACGACCTATAAATGGTTTTTTTTGAATGTTTAATTCTAATATATCTAGTAATTTAATCATCTAGTTTAAATATAGATTATTTAGAGGGAAACTCGTCTGGTTTAGAAAATAAGTAATAGCTTATTTCTTGTTTAACCCAGTTCTCAACATCTTGTTCAGTTGTTGTAGCTGGATCTTCATCATTATCAAAGAAATACATTGATGATTCACCATATCCTTCATTATCATTCATAAAAATATCTACACTTTCAATTTCTTCAGGATCAATTGCTGATTTAAGATATGCTTCAATAGCCTTAGAATTTAATTGATAATCACCATCTTCATCAACAGTGATATATTTACTTTTTTTAGCTTCTTCTAAACCTTCTTTAAAATCTTTAGCGTTAGCA